TATCTATGCCCGGCTCATTCAATAAGACATTGAAAGAAAATATTGGTCGGATGCGTTGGTTCCTGAATCATCGTACAGACCAGTTGTTAGGTGTTCCGTTGAGTGGTAAGGAAACAGAAGGTAATTTGGTTATGGTCGGTCAGTTAAATCTTGAAAAACAGATTGGCCGTGATACGTTAGCTGATTATAAGCTGTTTGCAGAGAATGGAAGAACCCTAGAACACTCTATCGGAGTAAAAGCCATCAAAAGGGATTCTATCGATCCTTGTAAGGTGCTTGAATGGCGTATGATGGAATATTCAACATTGACAAGTTGGGGGAGTAATCCACAGACGTTCCTTGTGAATATCAAGTCTGCTACTGCTGACCAGGTAAAGGAAGCTGTTGATTTCGTCCGGAAAGCGTTCTTGCAGCATGGATATAGTGATGAACGTTTAAAAGGATACGATATGGAATTAAGTTTATTACTGAAGAGCCTCAACGGTGGTGCCGTTGTCTCATGTCCTCATTGTGGTTATCAATTTGATTATGATGCAGAAACAGAGCATACCTTTGCCCAACAGGTATTAGATTATGCTGCTGATTATCAGAGATGGATAACACAGGACATTGTAAGGGAAGAAATGGAGAAGCTCACTCCGGAGATTAGAACCCAAGTAATTTCTCTTATTGATTCTGTCAAATCAGAAAAGAAAGAATTTACTCAAAAGGGTCTACAAGACCTTATGAATTATGTAAGATGTCCCCACTGTTGGGGAAAAGTATATCGTTCGAATGCTATTCTGCAAAACACTTCTGAAAATACCACCGGAAAAAATGAGCCGTCTGTTGACACTCAAGAAAAGAATGACGGGGAAAATGGGAACGATGAAGTAACGATTAAAGCCGCTGATAATGGCACTTTACTCGATTTCAAGAGTTTGAATAGCTGTTTCGAGAATAAATAACTTAAAATTTAAATTTTATGCCTAAAAAATTTACAGTATCAGATTTTAATCTGAAAACAGACGGTCTGCCGGCAGAACAGAAAACTTTCATGGAAAACATTGTCGGCATGATGTGTGAAGTAGTTAACAAGTCACTTGAAGGATTTGCCTCACCGGAGGAGGTAACGAAACAGTTTGGTGACATCAATAATCTATTGAAAGCCTATGATGGAGAAAAGTTCCAGCAATTGGTAAAGGACAACGAGCAACTTGTAGAACAAGTTAAAACTCTAGGTGAAAGTATCGAGAAAATGAAGCAGAAAGGTCTTTCTATGGATACTATCAACAAGTTCGATGAGAAGTTGAACGAGATGCTTGATTCTGAAAAATTCAGAGATTTCGCAGAAGGAAAAACACGCAAATCAGGAGAATTTGACGGCTTCTCCTTGAAAGATGTCGTTTCCATGACTGACAATTACACCGGTGATTTGTTGATTACTCAACAACAGAAACGTGTTGTGACTCAGGTTGCCAACAAAAAGTTGCATATGCGTGATGTATTAACGACGTTGACTGCTGATCCTGCATACCCTCAACTTGCCTATGCACAAGTATATGCTTTCAACCGCAATGCCCGTTTTGTAACAGAGAATGGGCGTTTGCCTGAATCAAGCATCAAGGTAAAAGAGATACAGACAGGAACTAAGCGCCTTGGTACTCATATCCGTATCTCAAAACGTATGTTGAAATCAAGAGTGTACATTCGTTCCTACATCTTGAACATGCTTCCTGAAGCTGTTTGGATGGCAGAAGACTGGAACATCTTGTTTGGTGACGGTAATGGTGAGAATTTGCTTGGTATTATTAATAATACTGGGGTGACTTCTGTAGAGAAGATTATCAGTACAGCCATTGTTACAGGTGCCGCCGGTGCTGTAAAAGCTATTACCGGATATAACGGTGATAAGGATGTGATTGTAGAGTTTGCAGAACCACAGGATTTGATTCTTGATGGAATGAGTATCACGTTCGCTGGTGCCGCTGTTCTTACAGAACTGAACAAAACACACGCTCTTGTGAAAATGGAAGATGGTCGTATCCTTATTCCTGGTGTCGCGTTCTCCGGTGCTGAAACGGCTACGGATAAAATGACATTCAGTGTTCATGAAGCCGGCTTTAAGAACATTGAGGAACCCAACTCTGAAGATGTAGTGAAAACAGCTTTCGCCGCAATGACATATGCCCAGTATTTTCCGAATGCTATTATTCTTAATCCAATGACTGTTAACGGTATGGAATCAGAAAAAGATACGACAGGACGTAATCTTGGTATCGTTAAAATGGTTGATGGGGTGAAATATATTGCCGGTCGTCCGATTATCGAGTATGGTGGTATTCTTCCAGGTAAGTATCTTTTAGGTGACTTTAACCAAGCCGCAAATTTGGTTGATTATACCACTTTGACACTTGAATGGGCTGAAGATGTGGAGACCAAGCTTTGCAATGAGGTTGTGCTGATGGCACAAGAAGAAGTTATCTTCCCGATTTATATGCCGTGGGCTTTCGCTTATGGGGATTTGGCCGCATTGAAGACTGCAATAACTAAAGCGTAGGATTATGGATTACATACTTAGAGGTAACGATAAGGATGTAACCAATGTGCTTAAAGAGCAACGCATTCGGATTAATAGAGGGATGATTCAACTCATCCCTATTTCCGAATGTGGTCTTGTTACAGAAGAAGATGCCCGAAAGACATTGGAATGTATGCTTGCAGAAAAAAATGAAGAGATTGGCAGGCTTACTGCATCCATTGCAGAGAAAGATAAGACAATTGTTGAACTGACAGAAGAGCGTGAAACAATGAAAGCTCGCATTGCAGAACTTGAAGTACAGGTGCCTTCTGATGAAAAGAATCTTCCGGTTGCCGATTCAAAAGATTTGCAAGAGGAAGATGCCAAGGAGGTAACTGTTACAGATGATAAAGCCGTTTCCGTAGAAGATGAAAAGAAAACCGGGAAAGGCAAGACTTCTAAATAACTATCGCTATGTTGATTGATGTTTCATATTTTATGTCAGGTCCCAGGCATATTGAGAATGTTTCGGTCGCTGAAATGCCTTCGCCCCAATCTCTTGCTGTGAATGAGGTGATAAATGGGTATATTAAGGCATTTCAGCCCGAATTTCTCCGGAATGTTGTTGGTGTGACTCTTTCCCAAGCTATCACAGATTATTTGGAGCTTATTGAACGGGAAAAGGAAGATTCTTCAGATGAAGTTGATATTTCAGAAGAGAAGGAAGCCCCCCAGTCCGGATATGCAGTATTATGCGAGAAGCTGTGTGAACCGTTCGCTGACTATGTCTTTTATCATATTCTTCGTGACGCAAACACCCAGGCTACAATAACCGGGCTTGTCCGTTTGAAATGTGCTAATGAATATATAGCTCCTTTGAAGAGACAAGTAAGCACATGGAATAGCATGGTAGAGAAGAATAAACAGTTTGTTGAATGGGCTATGTCGAATGATTGTCCTTTCGATGTGAAAATAACCAAGAATCTTTTGACCCCAATTAATGCTTTCAATTTATGATAGATTTAGATATAACAGAACTGTTTGAGGAGATTGTAAAGGAACTTCCAGAAGGGCTTGAAATTCTCTATCCAAATGGGAAAGGGGGAACTAAAGTTATGAAGTCCCCAAGGTTGAATTACATCTTCGGTAGCAGTCAATATATCAAAGATATTTTAGATGAATACAGTAAGTCTTCTGCCCAGTCTGAAAGGAAGTTTCCATTGGTTGCACTATTCACTCCAATTAGTGAGGATAGAGGTGATGCGGATTATTTTTCAAAAGCAAAGGTTTCGTTAATTATAGCATGTTCTTCTTGTAAAGAGTGGAGCAATGAGATGCGCAGAACCACATCTTTTAAAAATATCCTTCGGCCAATCTATAAACGTTTATTGGAAGTATTATATGAAGATTCTCGGTTCGACTGCGACTATGACGAAAAAGTGAAACATAGTTATTCAGAAAACTATTCATATGGCAGATACGGAGCCTATACAGATTCCGGTGAGGCTGTGAGCGAGCCGATTGATGCCATAAATATACGCTCGATGGAAATAAAAATTAATAATCTTAATTGTAGAAGAAAATGAGAAAGATTAGAACGTGTAAGGGTTCCCGGATGAACACTGGTAGTTCTGCTTGTAGCATTGACTGGAAAAAGGTCAAAGGTGCTATCTTGACAGAACATGGTGTCAAACTCCCTGCTGATATAACAGGTGAGAAGTTGCTCGAATTGTGCCATGCAGACCGTCCCGGGCGTATTTACCCTATTTTGCCATTCCTGGAGTATGCCAAGAATGGTGGAGAGCCTCAAGTTAATCCTGTAGGGTACGGTGCAAGTGAATACAACGGGCTTAGCGCTCAAACAGACACCTTCACTTTGAAGAAATTTGATGAGGTTTTGAATGCCCAGCTTCTGAAATGTGCCAATAAAGGATGGGACGTTTACTTTTGGAATCAGGATAATATGTTGATCGGTTATAATGATGACACTGATATTCTTGCCGGTATTCCGATGTCTACTGTTTACCCGACCGTGACACAGTACCCGACCAGTAGTGCTAAGTCTGCGATGACTGTTAGTTTTTCACATGAAGATGTGGAAGACAGCCAATTGCACTTTGACTACGTGCAGTTAGACTTCAATCCCAAGAATTTCGTTAAAGGCTTGGTTGATGTTGTGTTTCAAAAGTTGGAGGCCGAAAATACTTACAAAATAGTTGAAGTTGTTGGTGGTTATGACCGTACAGAAGAATTTGGCAGTCTTATTGCTGATGGTGCTGCTGAAGTTATGAATAACGTAACTTCTGCTACATATTCGGATGGTATCATTACCATTGTTCCTAAAGCCGGGGCGGTTCCTTCGTTGAAAGCTCCTTCTGTATTGTATGAAAAAGGAATCAGAGGTATCGAGCAGGTGTCATGAAGGTAGATAATGTTACGTTCGTCGAGGTTGCTGTGAAGGGCATGACGAAGGAAGAGTTTATTAATGCGCACATTAAAGTCGTGTGGCAGGAACTGAAGGAAGCTGACCGCAAGAAGAAGCTCTCGGAAGTGTACGATGCGATAACTAAGTAACCGACGGGCTGGGGTGTGATTACAGCCCGGCCCGTTATATTTTTACTGTATGGCAGATTTTGATGAATTACATAGAGTTATTCATTCCATTGCATCCGGGTTTGAAGAGGAATGTATTAGGTGTATGGAAGAACATAAGAATGTGCTCGTTGATTGCATTCAGGAGCAATTATATTCCGGTCTGGACGGTACTGAACATCTATTGAATCCTGATTATGATACTGACACCTATTTTAACGAGCCCGGTCCCTGGCAGAACCGTGCGGAACAATATAAACGATGGAAGGAGAGGATAACTCCACCTCTTAGAAGTGAGATGCTTTATTTGCCACCGCGTCCGGTTGAGGTACCTAACCTCTTTATTACTGGTACTTTCTATGATAGCATAACTGCCGATAGAATTGATTCCGGGCTTCGATTCTCAACGAAAGGATTTACGGACGGTAGTTCTATTGAGAAGAAATACGGTGAGCAGATTTTAGGCATTGGTGATACAGCTAAAGAGTACTTTAATATTATGTATCTCCGTCCCTGGATGGAACGTTTCTTTTCAGAATGTGGATATCGGTAGAAAATGGCTTGTAGTTGCGAAATAAAAAAGATGCAGAGTGAACTGGAACGTATCAGTGATCTTGCAAAGAAAGCAGCTGTCTTGGATGGTTGCATGTATGTCGTTTATCAGAAAGAAGATGGTACCTATGCTTTTGATAAACTAGGAGTTGAGATAAAAGGAAAGATTGTTGAATATAGACATTACCTGTAATTATGGCAGATTTAAAATTAAAAGATTTCGTTGAAGATAGTGAGATTCAAAAGTTGATTGAACTTGATAATACTATTGGTAAAGTAAGGGAAACTTATAAAAATGCAGCTATTGAGCTTGCAAAAGGTCTAAAGATAAATGTGGACGGCATCGCTGACTTGGAGAAGTTAGGTAACATTTATAAAACTCAAGTTAAAGTTGCAGGTTCTGCATCTAACGAATTAACAGAGGCTCTTAGAAAACAGTCTGAAATAACCCAAGCCGTAAGCAAGAGGATAGAGGAAAAGTTAAATGTAGAAAAACTGTCTTCTGCTGAATTAAAGAAACTCACTAAGGCTAATCAAGATAATGCTGTGTCCTTGGAAAAAGCAGCTAAAGCGGAAGCTAACTTGACAAAAGCGCAGAATGTCGGTAATACTACTCGTAAGAAAGCTGTTCTATCTGAAGAAGAACGTTTAAAGATTATCCGGTCGGCAATAATACTAACTAATCAGGAAGTACACAGTCGTTCCCAGGCAAAGGAAATGAATAAGCAGCTTCAAAAGGCTGTTGATTTACTGAAAGATACTGATGAGAATTATATTCGTACGCTTGCCCGTCTTAATTCTACAATCGGAATCAATACCGATTACATAAAGCGAAATTCCGATCGATATAGTCAACAGAAAATGACCATCGGTGCATATCGGGAAGAAGTAAAGGCGGCATGGATTGAAATACAGAACGGTAATAAGTCCATGCAGAATATGGGTATTATTGCCCAGAATGCAGGAAGGATGCTTAAAACGGAGATGGCTCCTGGATTAAGTAAAGTTAGTGCCGGATTGAAAGGATGGGCTGCTGGATATATAGGTGCGCAAGCTGTTGTAAGTGGTGTCGTTGCTCTTTTCACTAAACTTCGTGAGGGTGTAGGTAGTGTTGTTGAATTTGAATTTGCTAATAGCCGGCTTGCTGCAATACTCGGTACCACATCAGACCAAATAAAAGAATTAACTCTTGATGCTAAAAGGTTGGGAGCTACAACTAAATATACAGCTTCTGAAGCTACCGAATTGCAGATTGAATTAGCGAAATTAGGTTTTACAAGAAAAGAAATATTAGATGCAACAGAATCTGTTTTACGTTTTGCTCAAGCTACCGGTGCAGAGTTGGGAGAGGCTGCTTCGTTGACAGGAGCTGCATTAAGAATGTTTAATGCTGATACCCGTGAGACTGAACGCTATGTATCTGCAATGGCTGTTGCGACAACAAAGAGTGCATTGTCTTTTTCATATCTTGCTACTGCACTTCCAATCGTGGGGCCAGTAGCTAAAGCGTTTAATTTCTCTATTGAAGATACTTTAGCATTGGTTGGTAAGTTGGCAGATGCAGGATTTGATGCTTCAATGTCTGCTACTGCTACTCGTAATATTCTTCTAAATTTAGCCGATACAAACGGGGTACTTGCCAAGTCGTTAGGTGGTCCGGTGAGAACATTACCTGAATTGGTCGCTGGATTGCAAAAATTGAAAGAGCAGGGAGTAGATTTGAATAGTACTCTTGAAATGACAGATAAACGAAGTGTCGCTGCTTTCAACGCTTTTTTAACTGCTGCCGATAAAATAGTTCCTTTGCGTGACCAGATTACAGGTGTTGAGAGTGAATTAGGGAACATGGCTCATACTATGGAAGATAATGCAAAGGGAGCAATTGCCAGTTTAAGTTCTGCTTGGGAAGCTCTCATGATTTCTTTGGGAAAGAATACTGGCGTTTTATCTGGAATTATAAATGAATTTACTGAACTTGTTCGTTCTATGCGTGCTGTTATTGCTACTGCTGAAGAGCTTGGTGAAGAAAGATTAGCCAATGCAGCTCGTAACGGTCAAGAAGCTGCTAAATTGGATAAGGAATGGGTTAAATCTAAGGAGGAAAGTATTGATAGGGTCGCTTTGAAATATAGAAAAGAGGGAGTTGACGGTGCAGAAGCTTTTGAGAAAGCTAGAGGAGAACAACTTAAAATATTGGAAAGAACTTTATCACAAGAAGAAGCTAGATTGCAACTTTATACTAAACGAAACCAAAAGCAGTGGAGTGAGTATAATAATCGTAGTTTATTGAAACAAGGCCTAGGGCTTCAAAAAACTACTAATCAGATGAAAAAAGACATAGATGAGTCTTTCAAGCTTGTTGAAGAGCAAACTGCATATGTTGCTGGGTTGAAAGAAAAAATGGAGCAAATCAAAGGTATTACCAATGATTATCAAGAGGAAAATATGGGAAGTACATTTAACAAACCTCTCACAGATAAAGAAAAACGTGAACTGGAGAAAGCTGCTAAGGAAAAACAAAAGATTAAAGAAACTTATCAAGAATCTGAACTCGCCCTCATGGATGAAGGCTTAGAAAAGGAACTTGCTAAAATTGGTTTAGCGTACTCAAAGAAGATTGCTGCTGTTAAGGGTTATAGTAAAGAAGAAATTGCTATTCGTCAGAATTTGGCGAAAGAAATGCAGGATAAATTAGATGAATTCTCTATTAAGTATAATTCTGACCGTGAAAAGAAAGATGTTGAGAACGCTCTTGCTGTTGTAAAAAAGGGGTCCCAAGAAGAACTTGATTTGAAATTGCACCAGTTGGAGTTGCAACGTGAAGCAGAAATTGATGCAGCGGAGAAAACAGGTGAAGATGTTTTTCTCATTGACGAAAAATATGCAAAAAAGAAACAAGAACTTAACGAAAGACATGCATCCGATCAGGTGCAGTTAATTGCAGAGAATGCAGCGCATGAGCAGGAAATCCGGGATGCTGCATATGTTATGGATACGCTTGCTCTTAAAAAACAGTTAGCTTCTAAGGAAATAACCCAGCAGGAGTATGCAGAACTTGAATATCAGCTAAAATTAAACTATGCACGTAAAACTGCTGAAGCAGCTATTGATGCTTTGGAGTCCGAACTTGCTACTGCCAATTTGAGTACGGATAAAAGGGAGAAACTAGAGGAGAAACTTGCTAAATTGAAAGCAGACCTTGCCCAAAAAGAAGCAGAAGCGGAGATTGAGGCTATCAATAAGGTTACTAAAGCGGATGAGAAAGCTCAGAAAGAGCGTCAGAAAAACTTGAAAAAGTGGCTTCAAACTGCATCTCAAGCTGTGGGGACCATTGGAAACTTAGTCTCTTCTATTTATGATGGACAGATTCAGAAAATAGAGGAAGAACGGGAAGCCAATGAGGAAAAGTATGATGAGGATATTGAACGAATAGAGAACTTAGCAGAATCGGGGGCCATATCTGAAGAGGAAGCAGAAGCACGTAAACGTGCAGCAAAGGATCAGACTGAAGCCAAGAATAAAGAGCTGGAAAGGCAAAAGCAAGAGATTGCGCATAAGCAAGCTGTTTGGAACAAAGGGGTACAAGTAGCAGAAACGGGAATTGCGACGGCTCGTGGTATTATGGAGGCTTTCCAGTTAGGTCCGATTGCCGGTGCTGTTATGGCTGCTGTTATCGGGGCAATGGGGGCTATGCAAGTAGCAACAATTCTTGCAACTCCTATTCCTTCCTATGCAGACGGTACTAAAGGTAATGATAGGCATCCCGGCGGTACCGCTTTAGTTGGTGATGCCGGTAAACATGAAGTTATCATGTATTCCGGAAAAGCATGGATTACTCCTGATGCTCCAACTTTAGTTGATATTCCTAAAGGTGCACAAGTCTTTCCTGATGTTGATAAGGTAGATATCTCTAATTTTGATATGCCGGATTGGGACTTTCCTACATTTTCACCGACATATTTTGCATCTTCTTCCGGTGACACCATTGTTTTCAATGATTATTCCCGATTAGAAAAAAGGGTTGATAGAACAAATTTTCTTTTGATGAAGAGTCTTAAAATGCAGCGTCAGGATGCTTCTAACCGTGAATTTGAACTGTATAAGTTATCTAAACTGAAATAGTCATGATTGAAAGATTAAATCAGATAACATTGAATGATTTCATTGAGCTTTCATGCGGAAACTATGCTTGTTTGCTTTCGGGTCGCGAATTTGTGTCAGAGAGCACGCTTAAAGAGATAGCATCTAAATTGCTCATTGAATACAGAAGTATTGTTAATCCTTCAAATATGAAGGCTATGGTAATGGACAAAGAGGATATGCTGAAAGAACGTGCCAAACTATTGAGTCTTCGTATTTGTCAGGCTCTTGTTTCTCTTGGCTTTTATGATGATGTTCGTCAGGTATTGGGTCAACTAAATGTAGATACCCGAAATATGAGTGATGAGCAAGTTATATCGAAGCTTGATTATTTACTTCATTCTGCAATTTTTGAGCAAAAACGGAATGAGGAGAGACGCAGTGAGGAACATAAAGGAAGTAAGGCTACTCCTGAACAAATTCGTTCTTCTTTTGATGCAGAGATTGCTTTTCTAATGACATTCTTTAAAATGAGTATTGATTCCCGTGTAATTAATGCTGCTGTCTATGCGAATATCGTTCATCAAGCTGATGTTGAAATATCGATCAGAAAAAGAAGCACATGATAATATTGGTATTACATATATGCTGTAATTCGATTAATTTTTAATTAAAGCGAATTATTTCATACAGTCGTTTGTACATCTCCTTTAGAATCACAAACGACTTTTTTATGAATAAAAAAAACAGCATCCATTGTATAAATAGGCATTTATACAATGTTTTATTGTCAGAATTACGTACATTAGAGACGAAGTGTAATCGGATAACAGCAGAAGTGTCCGAGGTAAAAAAAATGATTGCCTTATTGCCCCCCGATATAGGCACTCTTATTAGTTCAATCGAGCGTTCTGCTAAGGAAATGCACGAACAAAGTATCATGCACCGGAAATATGTGGAAAGGTGCATTAATGGCGAACCGAAGATACACCTAATAAGGAGGGCTGACAATGGACTTTGAAAAGGAATTATCAGAAATATATCCTTGGATATTAAAGGTGGCAAGAAAATTCTGCTGTTCCATGCAAGATGCTGAAGACTTAGCCGGTGATACAGTTTATAAGCTACTTGTGAATCGTGATAAATTTGATTGTTCTAAACCGCTTCAACCGTGGTGCCTTATTATAATGAGGAATACTTATATAATAAGATACAATAGAAATTCCCTTATACATTTTACAGGGCTTGATATGGTAGACGGAAGTGCCATTTCTAACTGTACAGCTCATTCAATACTGTTTGATGATTTGGTTTCCATAATACAACGGT